CCAACCGCGCCGTCTGGGGTGGCGCCTACGATCAACTGCGCGAGCTTGACGGCAACTTTGATGCCGGTGTTTACGCCGAAGTTGAAGATGTTTTCTGCAACAACTTGGTTCGTAATTTCATCCCCTCGTAAACGATCCCAAAACTCAACCTTATAGAATTTGCGCACCATTCCAGTGAGGAGCGGATTGTCGACAGCACCATTGTCAATGAGGTTCCAACCGGGCCAGTGCGGGTTTGGATTTCGCGCAATTCCTGCATAGGTCATCCCTCCGGCGTCGCCCGGAACAGTGTGTAAAACGTAACCGCCTTCGTCAACGATCATTTTCTCAAATGCGGGATTGAAGTCAGCCATTAGAATTTACTCACATCAATAAGTTGACCACGGAAGTTAATGATACCTTCTGCGTACTTGCTGACCAGTTCAGGCCAAAGTGGTTTACCGTCTTTCATGGTTATGACGGCAAACCCGCTGCGCCAGTTGACGGGGCCGTCTTCAAGATAGTCAATAAACTGGGGTCCGTCAATTTCCGCAAGCGTACCCGTGTCAACGCCCCACCGAGTTCCATTATAGTCCCCAAAAGGTGTGACTTTGAGGCTGTGTAGATGTCCGGTGATAGTTGTAACCCCAGAATTCAGGGTGTTGTTGTGGGTAGCGTGAACGCCGCCCTTGTAGCGGTGTTTGACCACTACGTTATCTGACAGCCAACAAGACCAGCACGGATGCCATTTGGGGAAATGGTCTTTGAGCGCCGTGCCGCCGACGCCTTCAAATTGTGGTGCAGCCTCGGATAAGCGCGTCTCAAAACGCGAGTCGTGGTTGCCTAACGGCCAGATCAATTGCGTGTGATGCCGCGCTTTCTCGCAGGCGTCTTCGATCTCTTTGAGTGCCTCTTGGCACGCTTGCAGTTCCTGCTTTACGTTTGGGACCGCGCTCCAATTTATTCTGGCGTGTCTGCTGATCGAACTTCCATCAAAAATATCGCCGTTGGCAACTACGACGTGCGGTTTAAGTTCGTTTATCGCCCATAACAAGCCCTTGAAGGCTGTTGTACGCAGCCCAGGCCAGAAGTGTGCGTCGGAAAAAATGATTGCAATGCCATCAGTCAAGCCAGCTTCGTGGCGAGCTTTTTGGATGTGGACTGCTTTGCCACTTTTTAAACTGATGTTTAACTTATTTTCTATTGCGCGTCGTCGAGTATGGACGCGGCGCTCAGAAAGGCCAGTTGCTTTGGCTACTTTAATTGGTGATTTGTGCTCATCCCATAACCGCAAAAACTCTTGGTCCGTGATTTTTGGTGTCATTATTCTTCATCCTTTTAGGAGAAGCATCCCAAATACCACAGTTTTGTTGCGGTTGGGTGACCCCCCGAGGTTGTCGGGGGGCCTAACTATTACTCGTCGGTCTGTTCGTCAAACTCTTCGGCTTCAACTTCTTCGGCTTCTTCGTCATCAGCGTGAGCTTGGAAGAGTGCGTCGGCGGTTGAGGAGAAGAGCGAGGAAAGCGTGAACTCGTTGATGTTCGATGCTTTAGCAACGAGGAAAGCCACCGAGAACAGAGCGTTCAGGGCGTCAACTGGCTCAGAGTCATTGATCGCGGCAAGGATGTCGTCTTTCATGTCAGGCTCCAAGAAAAGGAACTTCATCTTACGAAATGACGATTACCGTTTAATGACCTCTGGTCAGTATGGTCAGCAGCAGAAAAATAATTGCGCCGCAGCCGGTAACCAAGATCTGTTCTAGCCTCTTGATCCGAGCGTGGATACCCTTAGTTTCCTTTTCAATGCCTTCGTACCTTACGGCGCAGACATCAACGTGGGCGTCAATTTTGTGATCAACTTCAGATAATGTAACCATCAGGGCACCAATTTGTTTTGGTTGGTTGGGGCTAAGGCGTTGAAAGTTGCGGCTTCTTTGGCTTGTTTTTTGGTTTTGTAGTCTTGGCGCAGTTCTGCGACAGTTTTAGCGCCGGGGACACGTAGGGCAATCTTTTCAAGACCACGCATGAGTGCGCTGGCGGTATTGGAGTAATTGACCGCCCCTGGCTGTTTAACCATTGCGTCTTTGACCGTATCGCGTAGGTCAAGAATCTGCTCGCGGCCATCTTTACCAAACAACTCAGTCAACTTGTCTTCTTTCTCAAGTTTGTCAACAGCTTTACGGAAACTGTCAAACTTGGTTACACCATTAACGCCGGTTGCCTGACCTTTTAGCCATTGAACGGTCTGACCTTTCAGTTCATTGATTGCTTGTTGACCTTCTGGGCCAGCGCGTTTGAGCAACGAGGTGATGTGCTGAACATCTTCCTTAGAACTGCCAAGAATCACTTTGTCAAAAACGTCAGACAATCGGACAAGGCGATCTTCGCCTTTGCTACCAACCAGTTTGGCAACGGCTGCAACGTCTTCAAACTCTTTGGCAAACTGACGGCGAGCAGCGCGAGCTTCTTTGTACAGATCGCCGCCAGCGCCTTCGGTTGTTTGATCAATCAGATTTTTTAGGTCTTTGCCGTAAGTTGAGTTTGGCGTCCCTGGTTGCGCTTTCTTGCCGATGTTCTGGTACACATCCTCAAGCGCCCGAATCGAAATGTTGCCAGTTCCGTTTGGATCGTTAATCTTGAGTTGCTCAAGCGTGTCTTGCAAAATCGGGGCAAGAGAAGTTCTAGTTGTTGCGGTTTGCTTGTTAATGTAATCAACAAGATTTTGATACGGAACCTCTTGCAAAGTCTCGCCAGCGTTGTCTGCTGCGTCGTATTTGCTGCGATAATTGGCAATTGATTTTTCGTACTCTGCCATCAACGGCTTATCAACAATCTTGCCAACGTCGCGCAGGTAGATTGGGTCAACATCAGCTACGGTTGAGCCGGTGGCTTCGGTTAATGTTTGAAACTGACGGCCAATTGCTTCTTGTTGCCGCTGCTTCAAGTTGGTTAGCGGGGCTACCAATTCAGGCTTCCCTGATTTAATTAAATCTTGTTCAGCTTGTTGTTGAGCCAAATCCTGAAGTTGCTCGCCTTTACTTAAAGGTATGCCTTGCCGTTGAGCGCGTTCTTGGCGAAGCATAGCCGCTTTTGTTTCAGCAGCCCCACCGCCGCCCATTTGTGGTTCTGGCGTCCGTACCAAAGCGTTCTGTACTGTTTGGGCTACACGTTGCGCCGTTGGAGCAGCGCGAGCGGCAAGCGCGTTGACGCTTTGTGCAATTTGTCCTGCTTGACCAACAACTGGGATAAATGCAGGAAGGTTAGGCGCTAGATTGCCAAGCGCCTGAAGGTTTGCTTGTGCGCCCTCGCCAGTAGGTCGATAAGTTCCGGCCTCCATGACCTTTTCGGCCAACTTGACGTTAGGTCCTTGACCTAACTTACCACCAAAAATACCAGCGACTTGCCCAGCTAATCCACTAGCTCCACCAGAAATAATGGTCGCAGCGGTTTCTGGAAGACCAGCCACGCGAGCCATAAAAGAAGATTCTTTCTCTGGCTTTGGCGGCAGCGTAATTGTCCCTGGGATCTGGCTGGCGGTTCCCGCGATTCCGGTTTGCTTGTAAAAATCTACCTTTGGAATATCAGCGTAGAACTTCTGGTGCAACGCATCAACCAGTTGCAAATCTGGTACATCCGAATACATCGGAAACTTTTCACGGATTTCCAGAATTGAAGGCATTTTTACTTCCTCAATCCAAGGGGATCGGAACCAGTTGCAGCGCCAGAAGAAGAACCGCGAGGTTCAAATTTTTGAATTTCTTTAGCGCCTGGGCCAGCTTGGATTTCCATTGCTTTGATGGCGGTTTGTCTGGCTTGTTTTTTCTGTGCCGCAACGGCATCGCTGTCGCCAACTTGGCGAAAATATTTTTGATCTTCCCTTTCGTACTCATCTTGACCAATTGCAGCGCCAGATTCCTTACGCAGAACTGCGGTAATAAAGTTAAGTTTTGCTTGTTGAAACTGCTGTTGTTGCGGATTTGCCCCGCCAAGCGCCGAAGGAAGCGCGTTAATAATTCCACCAATACCATACGGGGCGCCAGCGCCAACTGCTGACCTTTCAACTCCTTCGCTTACAAGTCTTTCAATATTTGAATTAGCTTCTTTCATCCGTATGCCATAGGCTACCGAACTGCCTTGCGCTTCATTCAATGCCCTGCCGGACTCTAGCGGTTTGCCGCCAACCGTAATAGGCGTAGCTTTCCCAGATCGTTTATCAACCGCAACAAAAACACCGTCAGCTTCTTTGATTTCTTTTTCTGGATTGTCAACTTTCCATTGCTCAAGTTTTTGCCGGTCAGACGCAAGTTTTGCGTTAAATCTAGCAACTCTTTCTTGTTCAAGGTTGGACCTACGAGTTTCCGCTGCTTGAGCTGCGGCAACGTCCATAACTGGTTTGCCGTTAGCATCTTTAACAATTTCTGTTTTGCCGGTAATTTTATCAATCCTAACAACACCAGCAGGGGTACTCTTAAAATCTGCCGCTGTTGATTGTTCAAACGCCAATCGTTCAGCAGCCAATCTTGCTTGTTCCGCAGAAATTCTGGCTTGTTCCGCAGAAGTTTCGGCTTGTCTTTCAGAAGTTGCTGCGTTTCTTTCTTGAGTAATAGCCGTAAACAATTTTGCTTTTTGGTCTTCAAGAGCTTTAATTCTGGCTTGAACACCGGGAAGTCCAGCAGAACCAGAACCAACAAGTCTTGCAATTTCGTCATTGACTGCGCTTAATTCACCTTGCAACCTAGACGTTGCTGGCATAGCCGTAACAGCCAATGTTGGAACGGCAGCGGTTTGCGCGACCATTGCGTTAACAACTGGTTGTGCTTGCGGCGCAGCCGGGGCCAAAGCATTAGTAGTTGGCACAGCTATTGGTTGAGTTGGAGCGCGGCCAGCAAGAATCGCTTGTTCGCGTTCTTTATCCAACAATGATGGCATTTTGTCTAACGCAGTTGCACTTCTTGCAATTAAACGTTCCAACCCTCCAGGTTGTGCAAGTTCAGCCATAATTTGAGCGCGAGAACTTTCGGCGGTCACACCTCGGCTTTTCAAATATTCGCCCAAAATAGGATCGGAATGATTGGCTTCATGCCATGCAATGTATTGTTCTGGCGTTTTTACGTTAGCCAGCAATCCTTTTGATTGTTCAAATCTTTGGTTTACAACTTTTCCAAGTTGTTCTTTACGAGCAAGTTGTTCTTTTTCAACTTCCGCAAGTTGCTTTTCAATTGCAGGAAGTTTTGATCCAACGCCAGCGGTTGCAATTTTCCCACGCAACGTAGGCAAATCAATCTGGCCTGTTTGCGGGTTGTACGCTTCCATGTACGCCTTGTTTAAGGCGTTCTCTGACTCCTCGCCACGTCGAGCGGCAGCAAGGGTGTATTGAGCTAAAGCGTTTTGGTTTTGCGCGTTTTGGATGTTAGCAACTGTGCCGTACATCGTCAACGGATTTTCAAGTTGCAGCGGTCTGACGCCAAGCGCGATGGATGGATCAATTGCCATGATTAGACCTTAATAATACCCGTCGCCAAAATTACCCGGAGTAACTTGAGTGCCACCAAACGCGCCGCTATAAGGAGTCAATCCACTGTTTGGGTTTTGAAACCGATTGGAATTGAACCCACTGTTTGGGTTTTTAAATTGATTGATCAACTGCTGGTTTTGATAATAATTTAAACCAGTCCCAAGCGCAGACGTAAGCGCGTTGGCCCCACCAACATAACCAGAAGCGCGAGCGTTAGCTACGTTGCCATAACCAGTAGCGTAGTTTTGACCCATTTGTCCCGCTGCACCAGTCAATGTGTTGGTAGCAGTCTGCCCAAGACCAGCCAATGATTGCAACGGGTTGAGTTGGGCGTTTCGTTCAATCTGGTAGCGGTTAAAAGCGTTCTGATATTCTTGAGATCCTAAGTCCTGACCATATCGTTGCGCACCTTTAAGCGTAGCTCCAGATAATAAACCACCACGCGCAGCAGCAGTACGGTCAAGTGCTTTCATGCCTTCGGACAACCGAAAAGCGTACCCAGGGTCTTGCTGGAACTGATTCATGCCAAACGGAGTGTAGTTTGACGACAGAGGAATTAGTTTGTTAAGTGCTTCCTCTCCAGCCTTGCGAAAAGGTTCTTGCAACTCAACCTGACGCTCAAACATTCTTTCTTGGGCGTCAACACCTTGTTGAGCGGCTTGCGCTTGTGTTTTTGCCGCTCTGTTTGAAGAATATGCTCCTAAAAGAGCACTACCTCCAATAACCGCTGCTGTTACCCAAGTCATTGCAGTTCTCCTTGCAGAGATTTCATTTCCCCTGCGATTTTCAATAAATTTCTAGAATCAAACAACGCCGTGTTGTCAGGCTCAACAAGTTCTGCTTCAATCTCATCAAGATCGGTCTTGTCTGTACGGTGAACAGTAACGCCAATTGCGTCAGTCACGGCCAGCGTCACCCGTTTGGTCCCTGGCTTAGACTCAATCACATCACCAGCTTTCAGGCGCTTCATCCCGTTTTCGGTCCACGCGATTATTTCACCCATCGCGCACAAAAACAAATGATGGTGCTTGTGAACTTTACCAACAATCAACGTGCCAGCAGGACGAAAAACCTTCCTGCAATACATTCCCGCTTCTGAGAAATAATGCTCAGTTTGCAGATCAACTTGCGGCATCTGGACCATTTGGGCCTGTAACCGCTCAATCTGCTCCCGCGATGGGGCTATGTGAGCAAGATCGCTCAACCAATCCTCCAGTTCGTACCATCATAGTATACGGGTACGTTATTGCTGCCGCCACCAGCAACGATGCTGGCGAACGTCGTAGCGTTGGCGTCCGTAACCATCGCGGTCCAACCTAAAGCAGGGCTGGCTGGTAGCGTAGCAACGGTGTAGGTTTTAAGTTTTAGCGGAGCAAGAGCGTTGGCTGAAGTCGCGCCAACTTGGAAAATACCAGCCGCACCCACTAAAAAATTTAGTTGGTTAGCGGCGCGGTCATACGACATATAGTCGTTTGGCGAGAAGTTGATCTGAGCCGTACCAGACGCAAGCGATTTGTCGCCTCCGAGGTTCAGGTAAAAGTCATCGTCAATTGCTTGGCGAGGCGCAAGGTTCCAGACGTTTCCGTTAGTCGCCCCGCTGGTGTTGCTAGTCAACTGCAAACTACCGGACATCAGTAACGGACCACCAAGATTATTGATGCCATACCCGCCGTTACCAATAAACTTACCGCCTGTCACGCGCACGTTGTAGCTGTCAATGTTTGAAGCAACGTACAGTCCATCGCTGACCGCGCTGGTAACGTAAGGCATGACAAAATCGTAGTCCACACCCTCTAAAATTCTGATCGCCGCTGCTTTGGCGTAGTCAATCTCAACTTGTCCTACTCTTGCGATTGCAGGAAAAAACGCTGGGGTTGTAGTCAGCGTTACTGGGTAGAGCGGTGTTCCGACTGTTTGGCTGATTGAAACCGTATAATTGGTTGAGTTAATAAGACCAACAACCGTAGTGCCAGCAGTTACGCCAGCCCCAGAAACCAGCATACCAACTACGATAGGGTTGGCCGGTGCAGCATTCAGTTGCATCAACGTGCCAGCAATAGAACCCGCCGTGGATGATTTGTACCCAGCAATCGTGTTCTGAATGATGAACCCGTAGCTGGATTGGGTGCTGCTGCTGGTTCCGCAAACCAGGCCCATGTACTTGACGTTTAGACTGTGACAGTTGCCATCCCATTCAAACCCGTAGTAATCAGCGCCAGGGTCAAGCACACAGAAGTTGATTGACAGAATGTCCGACCGTTTGGACCCGTCGCCGTACCACTTGATGCCTGGGCCGCGAATGATGCCCCACATCCATTCAAGTTGAACGGTGTTGGCTTGCTCAACGTACAACGCTCCAAACGCATCGTACAGATACGCCCGTTCAATCGTCACTCGATCTGCGTTGCTGATGTAGATTGCGTAACCCGTTGTTTGGCCGGGAGAGTTGAAGTTGAGCGACAACTTAACCCCAACGCTGCTACCACCTACGTTGACGCTATTGATTGCGCCAGAAGTCTTAAGAATGCCGGGGCCACCGACCCATTGGTAATTGGTAGTAACCGATAGCGCGGTGGTATGCAGATAGGTTTTGCCAGCCGCAAGGTAGACATCGCGCCCAGTGTTGATGGCATTTTGTAGCGCGGTCGTATCGTTGGTCGTACCGTTACCGGCAGCACCAAAGTCTTCTGGGTAAACGTACCCAAGGCGCAGTTTGTCTTGTACCGTTTCCGTAACCGCGCCAGTACCAGATTCAACAAAAGTGATGTTAGCTGAACTGGTCAGAACCGAAATGTTGTCAACGGTCCAGACTTCCATGTCTGTAGAAGTAGCCAGCTTAAATTTGTACGAAGACGTACCCAACCAAATGCTGCATTCGCCGCGACTGTCTAAAATGACTGGGTTGGAATTAGCCGTGTTGCCGGTAAAGTCCGTGTAGGTCGTAAGCGGCGTGGTGGTTCCGGCTGAGTAGGTGTAAACCTTCCCGCCCGACAACGGCACACCGTTGTTGTCCAGAAATTGCAGTTTCGGTTGGGGCGAGATGTAGGTGGTCATATCAGGTTTTCCAATTGGAGCCGTCAAAGAAGACTGGGACAACGAAAGCGCCGCCTCCGACAACGGTTGCATTATACGTTGGGGCAAGCGCGTCTGTGACGTAAGCGGTTGCCCCAAGAGGACCTGCCGGAAGCGTTGCCACCGTGTACTGAGGTAAGACAAGAGGTTGAAGCGATTGGGCATAAGTGCCTGTCATTTTAAAAGCGCCAGCGCCCGCTATCTGAAAATTGTAGCTGTTATTTGTCCGGTCGTAGGCTAGATAATCGTTAGGTGCAAAAACTAGTAAAGGGTTACCGCCGCTAACCGTCAAGTAATAATCGTCATCAATTGCCTGACGCGGCGTCTTGTTCCAGACCGAGCCGTTAATCTCACCCAGGCCGTTTGAGTAAAGCGAGGTGTTACCGCTGTACAGTAATACGCCGCCCAAGTTGTTGATGCCGTAGCCACCGTTGCCGATAGACTTGCCACCTGTGATGCGTACTTCGTAAGCGTTGATCGCCGCTCCAATACGGAACCCATCAGACGCCGCCCCAAGAACGTAGGGCATTACGAAGTCATAATCCAGACCAGACTGAATCTCAACGCCGATGCCGGTGGAATAATCTACCTCAACTTGACCGATACGCCCAATTGCAGGAAAGGTTGTAACACCATCCGAGTTACGGATGATCATGCCCTTGCCGCCAATAATGCCAAGGTACTTGACCGTCAAACTATGACAGTTACCATCCCAATCCATGCCGTAGTAGGTATCGCCCGTGTCCAATACAACGGCGTTTAGGATCAGCAAATCAGAACGAACAGAGTCGTTGCCGTACCATTTGACGCCGGGGCCTGTGAGCGATGCCCACATAAAGTCCACAACAACCCAGTTGGCTTGTTGTACGTACAAACCACCAAAACCTCTGATGATGTTGAGCTTGTTGATTTTGACGCGGCTGCTGTTCTGAATGTAGACTGCCCAACCAGCAGTTTGCGTGGGTGAGTCAAAGGTTAGATCTAACTGGATTCCGGTCACAATCGTGGCCGTTGGCGAGATTAGTTCTAGACCGTTGATTGCGCCAACGATACGCAAAACCCCAGGCCCCCCAAACGACTGGTTAGGCGTGGACATTGTGAGCGTAGTGCCGATCGCGTAGATGCGTCCGGGCGGTAGGTAAACGTCAAAACCAGAGTCAAGAGCAGCTTGAATGCTGGCCGAGTCATCAATTAAACCGTCACCAACCGCGCCGTAATCTTCAGGCGTGGATGCGTTGGCGCTTTGAGTGGTCTTGGTGTATTGGTTGTTAAAAAACCGATACCATTCACGCGAGATTAGCTTGGTTCGTTCGTCTGTTAACGGAACCCGCGAGGCTGGAATTGTAGTGATGTTACTGCTAACAGCCATTACGCATTCGTCCCGCTAAGATGCAATTCAGCGCCCATGATGGCGATCTTGACCGGATCTGTGCCAGAAACTTCGTACACTCGATCCCGCAGTTTAAGCGTCATACCAAGTCGCCGCCAGAATACGCGCTGCTGGTAAACACCAATCTTGCCGATTGGCGACCAATGCTCATTTGACCAAGTGTGACCACCATCGTCGGACCAACGCAACATGGCTTTTGGGTCAAACCCAATTGTGTTTTCTTCACCCGAAACGCTGACCAAATAATTACCGCTCTCGGTTGTAATAAACAAACCAGATTCGGTAAGTATAAAAATTGGATCTGAACCAATGCTGTTGTTGATCCCAACGCCAGATTCACAATCAAGTTGCAAACTATGATGTGCCGTGCGGTTTAAGTTATTTTGCCCCGAAGGCAACGCCCTCCAAGAACGCAGCCACTTTTGAGTGTTGCCGTTGTCAGCGTAAACGTCTAAGTCAAAAGCATACAAATTGCCATTAGCGTAATCGCCAACAACAATTTCACTGTTGTACGCCATTTGGCAGTTGCTGCGATGCCGCGTAAAGTTGCCGTTGTCAAAACCAGCCCGCTCATGCCACGCTTGTGTAGATACGTCGTACACCCAAGTGGCGTTGGCCGATGGGAACGTCAGAACGTAAAAAGAATGGCCTTCCTGCTGGTATGTATAGGCAATTGCATCGCTAATGTTGCCGTACTGAGCAATCGCGTACTCAATTGCGTGCGTGCTAATTCGTTGGCCTGAATAACCTTGCGAGCGGTAAACGATACCTTGTCCGCGAGCGTCAGCGCCCAACCAGAACAAACCGTTGTCTAGTTTGGCTACTGAGAATGTTGCAGCGCAACCAATCTCGTTATACGCACCTTGGATGCGTTGCAACGGAAAATCTGCGTTGCCAGCGTCGTAGTAAACCTCAACCGAGTTGGTCCCAAACAACCACGCTTCGCGGTGGTCAACGATCATGCTAACTAGATTATCTGGGCTACCTTCGGCGCTGGCAAAATCCAACGGTTCAATTGAAGTTCCATCAAGCAGGGTGGTTACCCAGACCTTTTGGCTGTTGGGTTCAATAAAAACAAAATACCCATCAAGATAGCCAACGGTCAAAGCGCCGGGGAAGTCTGGATCGGTAATCGGTCCAAACGCACCCGTGCTGTTGTTGTAGATGTAGCTTGGTCCACCGCAAGCAATAAACAACTGCGTGCCGTTGTCCACCATGCTAACCGGACCTGTACCAGAAACTGTACCAATAACGGACGGCGTACCAAATCCAGCCATTGAGTAGAGCGTGTCGCCGCTGACGATGTAAGCAATACCGCCATACGTCCATAGTCCCCGAACGGGACCTTGACCGGCAGTAGTCAGTAAACGTAGCCCAGGCGCTCGATTTAGAAACGCTGGTTCTTTACCGGCTTCAGGCACAATCTCAGGGAAGAGATTGACCATTCTGTTGTCGGCAGCATTGATGCTCCGAGCAACATACGCCGATCCCAGAATCGGCGTTTTCATTAATAGTTACCGGCGTAGACGTTAAACCGTTGGCGCGTTGCAACGATTGCGTAAGGCATCGACATTACATCGTCAGGGTTGTTGATGCGCTTGAGGTTGCGTTTGCTGGTCATGGCGATTCGCATCACCTGCGGCGATGGTTCTACTCCAAACTCAGGCGCGATTTCCATCGCCAAGTTGTAGGTGAACGCCCGCAAGTATCCTGGCGGGAAAGCCAGCGTAGTCGCCAGAGTTGCCGGTTCGGCCAACTCTTGAACGCTGATAAAATGAAATTCCAACAGGCGCGTGGGCCTTGGGTAAATAAAGATGTCAATATCTGGGTAGGTCATGTTTACGAACATGACCTGCGGATACGTAGACGTTACGGTCTTGACCGCAATCCCGTTGTATTGCTGTTGGTTGATCAGCTTGATCCCATAAGACACATTGGTCTGCGGATCACGGAAATACGTTGCGTCGTCAACCAGAATGGGGCGAACAGCAGTACCGTTTAGACGAACCAAAGACCCTGACGGGCCGAGCGTTGCATTGATAGATCCAACCGGCCATTCAACAATCTGGTCTATGGTTGAGAACACCGACAAACGCTCAGTGTTCCATGAATCAATCATCTGATTCATTGCCATCAGCGAGTCTTGCATCACTGACGCCGAGGTGGTTTCACCTTCTGCCAGAACCCCCAACAAACGCAGGGCGCGGTTGATCTGATCGCCAGCCGAATATGTTGCCATCGTAAACCTCAGAAGGAGGGGCCGAAGCCCCGCCGTTTAAACAGTGCAATGAATGATAGCAAAGTTGATGACAATTGCCTCAGACAAAGTGCCGCCCGAGATGTTTCGCAACGTAATACTAACCGATCCAGAAGCTAGAGAGTTAGCAAAAATGTTGTACGAACCAGGGGTTGTTTGACCACCAGCAATAGTCAAAATTACTGCATCGTTTGCGCTAATCAAAGAATTGTTTAGTGTAAACGTAGCATTTGTGGCAGTCGCCAACGATGCGTTATTCATCGTAATTTGACCGGCGCTTTTGTTCAGCGTAACTGCAGTAGACTTGCTAGTTGCTTGCGTAACCGTACCCTGTGCTGCTGCGCTGTAGCCAATTTCAGTGGTAGCGTAAATTGTCGTGCCAACAATCGTCGATGGAATAACGGCACCAATCGTGCCGCCATCAATATCTTGATCGCTATAGGCAACGCCAATAGCTTTTGTATTACCCATTTTCTAATCCTTTGAAAAATAGGGGCCGAAGCCCCTATTAATTACAACAAAAATGCCGAGTAAGCAGCGTCACCAGTACGCACAAAACGGTATGTGTGTGCGCTAAAGCGGCCCACAGTAACCGAGCCGAAAATCGTAATACCAGTGCCTGTTGTAACAGGAACGGTAGACGATGAGCCAGCGTTGTTGTTGTTGCAAATAGTTAGCTCAAAAGATGAACCAATTTTTGCGCTAGGAACGGCTACATCAAGCAACGCTGCTGTGGGCAGAGTCACGGTTAATGTAGCATCGCTACCTTTGTTGCATACAACCAAACCAATAACCACTTGATCAGCGGTCAACGTAGTGTCGCCAGTCAAGGTTGCGGGAATGGTTTGTACGCCCATTACTGCTTCAGTCAGGTTGCCATCACCAAGTTGATAGCCGCCTGCGCCATTGGGTAAAGCCATGATAATTTCCTTAAATTAAATTAACCCCAGACGCGGCAAGCCATCTGCGGACGGATTGTGTTGAACCCATACAGAACGTCAATACGGCATGGCAGACGATCGTTGTTAATATCGTACTGGCGCACGACACGCAACGAAATACCGTTATGTACTGCGCGAGCAGCCATATCAACACCCTGCGGCAGCAACAAGTCAGCCGTAGCAAACGTGATTGCGTCCTTGTGGTAGACGAGGTTCTGTGGGTACTGAGTTGAGGCAGTACCAACAAACACCACGGCTTTGCTAGTTGCAGGCAAAGTCAATACGGTTGCCAAAGCGTTGCTTGCTGAGAACATAGGAGCAACAGTGATGTTGCCAGCACCAGATCCGTTCAGCGTAACGTCAGCAGTAGCCACAAACTGGAACAAAGAACCAGTTGACTCACGGGTCTGTGGGTTCACAGCAAAGCAGTCAGCCACTGTAAACACGTCGCCAATTTTTACGGTTGCGCTAGCACCAGCGCCGGTGATGGCGATGGTGGTTGCGCCTTCTGCCGTAACCGCTGCCGAAGTCGTGCCGCCGGTTGCAGTGCGCGAACCCGTTGTGAACTGCTTGATTGACTGAGACATATTGATCTCGTCAAAGCCCAATACGCCCGTACCCATCATGCCATTCTTAAACTGCTTGGAAATGGTATCAGTTGGGTTAAACAGACCTTTCATGCCTTCAACCAGACCAGCGTTTGCAGCGGGATTAACCGTTGCATAACGTGGAGACATCACAGCAGCGTTTTCGTTCAGCTTCTGTTGAGCTTGCAACAGAACCAACGAGGTAGCTGGCGTGGTGCCTGGAGTACCAACCGTGTTACCAATCGCTTTGAACGAGTTAGCAACGTCAGCGTCAATGCTGGAAGCCAACTGCGAGATACGCGGCTTGAGAACGCGCTCTGCGAAGTCATCCAACTGCATTGTCAGTTCAGCAGATGTGAAGTTCACGCCGATATGCTTCTGGGTCGAAACGGTCAAGGTTGTGAACTGCTCGTTGTCGTCCTGAACTTGCAGGGCGGCACCGTCAGTTACCAGAGCGCGGTCGGGCAGACGAATACGCAGGGTAGAACCGATTTTAGCGCCTTCAACGGCGAACGAATCGTCGTACTGACGGTTGACGTTACGGGTAAGAACCAGATTGTTTTCCAAGATCTCCAGGGCCTTCCTGGTGATCATGTCAATCGTAAGAATGCTATTTGACATGGTAATTCCTTAAAAGTTAGCGAT